CCGTTCGGAGCCACGGCCCTCGACTTCGCCTACGACATCCACTCGAAGATCGGAAACAGCGCCATCAGCGCCAAGATCAACCACAAACTCGAACCGATCACCACGCAGATCAACAGCGGCGACCAGATCGAGATCATCACGGCCGACAACGCCCGCCCCAAGCCCGAATGGCTCGAAACGGTCACCACGGCCAAGGCCAAACAGTCGATCAAGAGTTTCCTCAAACGCGAACGGCAGAACAACATCGAGCGGGGCATGCAGATGCTCGACGAAAAGATGAAGTCGCTGAACGTCAAGTTGAGCGGCCGCGTGCTGCGCAAGATCACGCCCATTTACGACAGCAAGAACAAGGAGGAGCTGTACAGTAAGATCGGAGCGGGAATCGTCTCGCTCGACAACCTGGACAAAGCCCTCAAGGTCAACTCCAAGAGCAAGATACTCAAATTCTGGACCCTCTTCATCCCCCAGAAGAAGGAGGACGAGACGGACGATGCCGCAATTCCGGGCGAAATCGCCCCGGCAGAGGAGGCTCCGGCCACGGAACCGCAGTTCGAAATCGCGGAGTGCTGCAAGCCCATTCCGGGCGACAAGGTGGTAGGGTATCGAGACCCCGCCTCGGGAAACATCATCGTACACAAGGCCACGTGCGACGAGCTGAACCGTCTTGCGACACAGTTCGGCCGCAACATCGTCAAGGAGGAGATCAAATGGTCGCAGCACAAGGCCATGTCCTACCTGGTGACCACGGAACTGCGCGGCATCGACCGGCAGGGCATCCTGCTCGACCTGGCGAAGGTCGTAAGCGCCGATTTCAACATCAATATCCGCGAAGTGAACATCCACAGCCACGACGGCATCTTCGAAGGCAATGTCAGCCTCTACGTGAAGGACGCCGAAAGTCTCCACGCCGTGATGGACAAACTGCGCAAGATAAAGGGTATAGAGAGTGTCAAACGAACATTGAGTTAAAGACATGGATGATTTCGCAACGGTAATATGGGTCGTGATCATCGCCGGAGCGATGATATTCAACGTCGTATCGCAATCGCGCAAGGCCCGCGGAAAAGGCGCCCGCACACCCGGCCACGAAGAGGCGTGGCCCTCGCAGGCACACCCGGAGTCCGAACCGGCTCCGATGCCGGCTCCGCGCCCTGCGCCGTGGCCCGTTGCACCCGTTTTTCCGGACGAATGCCAGAGTCTGGAGGAGATTCCCGCCGAGGAATACGCACCGGAACATACGACGCCGAAAGCCGCCGGGAGGGGGCATTTACGCCATCAGACCGTCAACCGGCTCATGGACGACAGCGGGAATGACGAAATCGCCGCGCATTCCCTCACGAACAATGCACCGGATGCGGCAACGACGTCCCAGACCGAAGAATTCAACCTCCGGCAGGCGATTATCTACTCGGAAATACTGAAACCCAAGTTCGAGGAATAAGATGCCTGAAACCAAGCCTAAAGCCCCCTTGACGCCCGAAGACCTGCGTTGGCGGGCCGCCGCCCGGGACCCGGACAAGGTAAAACGCAATCTGAAACTGCAATACATCCTGCTCGGATGCGCAATCGCCGCAAGTATCGGATGGGGAATCTACTTATTCCGTACCGATGTCATCTCCCGGTCGGACTGGTTTGGAGCGTTGGGGATCGCCCTCTCCCTCGTCAGCATCCTTCTCGGCATTGTCAATAACAGGCGTATTTTGGCGGACAAGAGGCCCTGGGGCGATCTCTGACCCACTCTCTCCACAGCAGAAACCTCGATAAATGACGAAAATGACACCTCGGGAAAATAAATGGCTGGAAGAATACCGCCGGCGGGAAGCCGCGAAAACGGTCCGAATGCAGCACAGGGCGCTTTGGTTCTGGGGTGCGTTATTCACGACATGGGCGATTTTCGGGCTTTTCGCAGAACCGGACAAGTTCACATTCACCGACAGCCTGCTGCTGATAATGATCCTTGTCAATGTATTTAACAGCATCAAGGAACTGATCCGCAATAAACGAATCGCCGCAGAAAAAAATGCAGCCGAAACTTCGGAAGACGCCCCGGTCGCTAAATAGGCAAAACCTAAAAACAAAGATATGGCAACTATTTTTTCACGCATCATCGCAGGGGAGATCCCCTCGTACAAAGTAGCCGAAAACGAAGACTACTACGCATTTCTCGACATCAATCCACTGACAAAAGGCCATACGCTGGTCGTCCCCAAAAAGGAGGTGGACTATATTTTCGACCTCGATGACCGAACGCTGGCAGGCATGATGCTTTTCGCCAAAGAGGTCGCAGCCAAAATCAAGCGGGAAATAGCGTGTGCAAGGGTAGCAGTCGTAGTTTTAGGCCTCGAAGTGCCCCATGCACACATTCATCTGATCCCCATTCAGAGCGAAAACGACGTGGATTTCCACCGCGAAAAGCTCAAACTGACGCCGGAAGAGTTCCGCGAAATAGCCGACAAACTCTCGAAATAGAAGGCTGTTTACAAATCTACAACAAGCTGTATTTAAGCCGGATAGTGGGTTATCAACACTATCCGGCCTCTTTTTATTTAACATAATAAATCCGAAATCCGGAGATGTTAACAAAATGTCTGATAAGGGTTCGGAAATAGCTTGAAAATGCATTCATTTTTACAAAATAGGGTAGCATATTTACAAATGTAAACACATAATGTCCACGTTATTTCCATATGTAATTACGTTTGTAAACCATATCTGTTTGTTAAAGATGTCAATAGTTACAATTGTAATAATCCGGCATCCTTTGAATAAACTGCAATTTCAGAGCGACCAACAAGCAATCAAAATATTAAACATCGAGCAATATATACCCATTAATCAGCCATTTACAAATATTACTTAAAGAAACGATTCAATATCATACGGTCTAATCCATCAATAACCAGCTACAAGTAGACTGCGCCAATAGTGCACAGCGTAAATATTCAAATACCATATATTTATCGTTATTTATCTAAAATAACGCTTTAACAAATAGATTGCATGCAAATTTAACCATATCGACTTATTTACACTTGTAAACTTTGTCGACACTTATTAACATTTTACAAATGTAGATTTTACTTGTTTTACAAAAGAAAAAACTTTATATTTGTAAAAAATTGCGCTGATGAGGGAAAAATTGCTCGATCTGATGAAAAACGAAGGATTGAAGCCGAGCCAGCTCGCGGAACTGCTCGAAATCAATCCGGCGGGAATTTCCCATATTCTCGCCGGGCGAAACAAACCGGGCTTCGATTTGTTACAAAAGATTCTCCGGAGGTTCCCGCGAATCAATCCCGACTGGCTGCTGCTCGATTCCGACAAGATGTATCGCGACAGCAAACCCGAACAATCCGCACCGGCCGCTGCGGTCGAATCGTCGATCTCCGACGGATTATTCGGTCCGACCCGGAATACGCCGCTCAACCCGCCGCATCAGGAGCCGGCTTCGACAACGTCCGAAAATCCGGCGCCGCCGGCAACGGCTCCATTTTCCGGCACACGGACAGACGTCGCCGTCCGGCGAATCGTAATATTGTACGATGACCTTACCTTCGAGAGTTTCACGCCGACAAAGCGCTAAAAGCCATCGCCCGGAATATTTTTGTGAATGTTGCACGCACAGGAAGATAATCCGCCGCCGGCCGAAGCTTAAAATCCAAAATGAATTTAACCCGCCGGCCAATCGTCCGACCGGCGACCATAAAAAAAGCATCCTTACAGTACAAAGGTAATTGAATTAATATTGTCATTATGTTAAATTATGGGTGATTTCATGCTGCTTACTACGCTGTCCTTTAGGACTTTACACCTATAATTTACGATTGTTAATATTAATATTATGTTTGATGATTCATTCAAATTGTGTCTTGTTGTTGCTGATCTCGTTGCTATAACCGAGACTATCCGCAACGACGTTCCTTCGTGCCTTGCTGATCGCCTTGATCTTGCCGTTAAAACGATTCGCGAAGTCTTGGAAAACGTGCAGTAATACTTTAATTTACATTTGTAAAACACTTAAATTCATTTAGTTATGGAAACTCCCGAAGTTGTAATCGTTCTTCCTAGCGGTACGAAAATCGAATGCACCGCAAGGTCTGCTAAATATCTTATCATCGGCCTCGGCCTTGAATCCGTTATCAAAGATGGAGAGATTCAAAAAACTGCTGAAGAGTAAAAAGTTCTGGGCGCTGATTGCGGCCCTCGTGGCCGCTTTCGCGGCCTTCTTTACCTCTTCGTGTTCCGCTTCTGCTAAAGTTTCTAAATCCGGCGTTCACATCGATACCGTGCGCGTTGACTATATTATTCGAAGTCGAAATATAACCGAATTTTAATCATGAAATTTTCTTTTAAGCCTCCTTGTAAAATTTACGTTATTGTTGTAAATGGTCAGCCTTTTTTCTCTGTTGCTAACCCTTGTACTGTTCCGGCAATTATAGATGAGGCTCGCGTTGCTTTCGGTGAGCAGGCTACGATCGAGGTTTTTGTGCAAACTACCGAGCTTTATGAGCCGAGTGCCGCTGCTAACGATAGCAGGTAATGTCTATTATCGCCTTATGGCTACGAATACGTGGAGGGCCTTCGAGGCCCTCCTTTTGTGGTCCGACGAAGTGCGCTACGAAACTGTTCGTGGCAAGGACCCTTGCCTGGTTGTTGTTTTTGATAAGTCCGATGAGTTTTTTCGCTGGAAAGACTGGGTAGTCGATTCCGCTCTACCCTATTGCTATACCCGTACTGTAGACGATCGCGTTATTATTACCGTTCCCGTTGAATCCTTTTTCCGTTCGACGGTTAACCCTTCGAAATGGCGTGTGAGCAACCGAAAAACATAGTTAATCGTCGCTATGTCGATATGACCTACAACGAAGTCATTGACTACGCGAAAGTTAACTATGGCACTTTTTGGCCTCCGGACTATGTTTTAGAGGTCCCCTGCGGATACTGTCATTCTTGCCAAAAGTCGTATAACAACCAGTATCGTATCCGACTTATGTACGAGGTCCGTCGTTGGCCTCCGAATTCCTGTCTGTTTGTTACCTTAACCTTTGACGACGATAACCTGAAGAAGTTTTCGAAGGACACGAATAAGGCTGTCCGTTTATTCCTTGATCGCTTGCGCAAAGATTACGGCAAACAAATCCGACATTGGTTTGTTTGCGAATTTGGTACGCTAAATGGTCGCCCTCACTACCATGGCATTCTTTTTAATGTTCCGCAGGAGCTGATCGATGGCTATTCGTTTGATGTTCCTGGTCATCACCCTCTTCTTGCGTCTCGTTGGCAATACGGTTTTGTTTTTGTTGGTTATGTTTCTGATGAAACGTGTAGCTATATTACCAAGTATGTAACCAAGTCGATTAATGGCGATAAAGTTCGCCCTCGTGTTATTGCTTCGTTTGGTATAGGCGAAAATTATCTTGATACCGACGAAGCTCGTTTGCATAAGATTGGTGATAAGTACCAGCCCTCTATGTTGCTTAACGGCTTCCCGCAAGCTATGCCTCGTTATTATTATAACAAGGTGTTTACGGAGGTTGATAAGCAAAATATGGTGCTCGACCGTTATATTCATCCTCCTGCTGAATTTAGTTGGCAAGGTCAGAAGTTTGCGAGTAAGTTTGACCAAGTTATGCAGCGTAACGCTACTTTTGAGCTGAATAAATCTGCTGGTCTTACCCCTACCTCTCCCCTACCCTCTTCGCCTCGTGTTTCTTCTTTTGATAAATTCAAGCAACTTATAGACGAAATTAAAGAATTTGAATAATGGCAAAATACCGCATTCCATCGGATTATAAGAATGATGTTTCTAAAGCCACTCACGCGTGGCCCTCAGGCGCCGGTTCTCCCATTCATTTGGGCTTGGCGTACCCTACGCATCATCGTCATTTGAATGTCGGCGATCGTATTCGCGGCGAAATTAATACGCTTGTGCAGTCGAATCCTATGCAAGGCCCCTTGCTTAACGGGTTTCGACTTGTTACTATTGCTACCTTTATGCCTGATGGCGTTATCTACGGTTGGCTGCGTAGCGGTAAGCGCTATTCGCCCGATCAGTATAAGAATTTTTCTAAACAATATTTCAATCCTCTCGGTATTAATTTTCCTGCTTCTTATGCGGATCCCGCTTTTGGCGTCACGCGTAAAATTTGGAAGATGAAGCGCTATATATCTGCTCCCACCGAATCGGATGCTACTTATTATGATGTTTGGGCTGATGATTTGATGCATGCCGATACGAATACGCAGGCTTATGATCATATTGGCCGTGGCGGCCTCTGGGATTGGCTCGGCGTCCCCGCTGGTGCTGTTTATCCGGGTTTTGGTGGTTCGCAGTCGCAGCCTTTTGAATCCGATTCCTTTAAGTGGAATCTCGCCCCCTTTGTAACCTATCTTCTTTCGCATTATTATTATATTGCGAATATGCAGGAGGATTATATTTATTTTACTCGCGGTGCTCGCGAAATTGCATGGGAGCTTTACGAGGAGGCCAGTAGGGACTATTCGAAGTCGCTTGCAGAGCTTCCTTTTAATAAGGTGTTTGATAGTCTTAACCCCGATATGATTATCGATTTTGTGCAAGACCTGTTTTCTAATTCAATGACTGGTTCCGGTGGTGATTTCTTTAAGGATTATCCGAGCAAATACGACCCCCTTAAGTCTATGATCACCGCCGGACTTGGTGCGCACGGCGGTCTTCTTTCTGTTCCGTATTCGCCTGATTTGTTCGGTAATATCATTAAACAAGGTAGTTCTCCTTCTGTTGATATTCCCGTTACTGACGATGGTACGGGTCAATCTGTTGTCGCAGTTCCCGATCTTCGTTTGTGGACGAAAATTCAGAACTGGATGGATCGGCTGTTTGTCTCTGGTGGTCGTATTGGTGATGTGTTTCGTACTGTTTGGGGTAAAGATTCTTCCCCATACGTTAATAAGCCCGATTTTCTCGGCGTTTGGCAGTCTTCGATCAATCCGTCTAATGTTGTAGCTTCTGCGGATGGCACTACGGCCAGTACTGAATCAAACGTCGGCCAAATGGCTGCTCGTGTTGACAGCTATTCTGATTACGGCCGTAACGGCAAGATTGATTACTACGCCAAAGAACCGGGAACCTTCATGCTTATTACCATGCTTGTTCCGCAGCCTGCTTATTGCCAGGGTTTGCACCCCGATTTGTATGGTGATTCTTTTGCGGATGACTTTAACCCCGAGCTTACAGGTATTGGTTTTCAGTCTGTTCCGCGCCATCGCTTTAGCATGATGCCCACGGGCTTTTTTAATCCGACAAAAAGTCCATATATGGCGTATCAGGCGGATGTAAAAAATGATCCTAACCAAATTTCTGTCGGTGAGGAGGTTGCTTGGTCGTGGCTTCGTACTGATTACCGCCGTCTGCATGGCGAATTTGCTCAAAATGGTGTTTTCCAATACTGGACTCTCGTTCGCCGTTTCTCGGAGTATTACGTCTCGGAACCAAAGCCTGCTTCGCCTCTTGAGTATTATGATTACAATTATTATGGTACGTACATTAATCCGCTTTCTTGGCAGTATTTGTTTGCCTCTACATCTCTGACTGATCCTAATTTTATCCTGATGGCTGATTATAACTTACGTGTAGTTTCGTCTGTTCCGGCTAATTACATGCCCTTCCTTGGACGTTAATTTTTACAGGTATGTATCCTAAAAAACGCTTAATCAATTCCGGTTGTATTGCTTCCGGTTCGTTCGCTCCTTGCGTTGATCGTCAGTGCGTTGCACGTCGCCTTTCGTACTATATTAAGGGTGGTGTCGACCTTGAAGGTATCTCCAATCGTCCTCCGGTTGAGGGTCATTTTGATAGCCCAGAGGATATTTCGTCGGATACCCTTGATATTACGTCTGATCCTACTGTTTCAAAGCTCGATATTGCTGAATATGCCTCAATGCAGTATGCTAATACTGCTGCGAAGCGTGCGGCTGAAAAATTTACTGATACTCCTGATGATAATTCCGACTAATTGAACAGCGAAAAGTGGGGAGGGCCGCAATATACTTGATATATATTGCGGAGTGCGGAAAGCACGTCCCTCTCCTACTTTTCATAAGAAAAATAGAACAGTATGCCTTCAGATTTTAGTAAAGGTTTTGGTAATCTTGGTAGTCTGATGGGGTCAACTGCCGCTGGTGCTGTTGGTAATATTGCTTCCGGTGCTGCAAATGCTCTTTTTGGTGGCATTCAAGCCCGCCGTAATTGGAAGTACAAGAAGAAGGAAATGGCCCTTCAGCAAAAGTACAATCTTGAGAATATGCAAAAGCAGTTCGATTATCAGCAGGAGGCTTGGAATCGCGAAAACCGTTACAATGATCCTCGCAATGCTTCTGCCCGTTGGCGTCTTGCCGGTATTTCCCCTAACGCAGTTTTTGGTAATTCTCCCGGTGGCGCTGGTGTCGCTGGTTCTGCCGGTACTCCCGATGTTTCGAATCCTTCTGCTGGCGGTAATGTTGATACTTCGGCTTACCACCCTACTCTTACTCCTGTTGAAATGATGCGTGCGCAAAATGAGAAAAAGGTCGCCGATTCGCAGGCTGATCTTAATAAAGCTCTTGCCGATAAGGCTCGCGGCGATACGAAAGATCCTGGTATTACGAAGCAACAGCAGAAACTTGAATTCGATTGGTCGCTCGTTAAGAAGCAGCGCGAGGAGGTTCAAAAGTCTGTTGATGAGATTAATAGCGAGTATCAAAGAGCCATGAATGAAGCGGATTTGCAAATAAAACAGCAGATTTTGTTTGAAACTATGGCAAAAATTGATAAATTGCTGGCTGATAAGGAAGTATCCGAGGAAATGAAACTTAACCTTAAGGAGCAGCGAAAGTTGATCCAGTCGCAAGTCGATACTGAGAAGTCGAAGCAGCGTAGTTTTGATGCTGATGCAGAATATAAAGATGCTATTCGCGAGACGGAAAATCTTTTGCGATCGGGAAAACACAAACTTCAGACCCGCGAAATTATGAAAGTTGTGTACGAAACTTTCGGGCAAGATCTTTCGAATGCTCGTCAGATCGAGGAAATCGCTCGATTGATGACAGCCACGGATCGGCCTTCGAGTATTCCCGCTTATCTTGATAAGATTGCCGAACAAATTGGAGGTTCCGATCAGAATGCGAAATGGAAAGCCAAGGCTCGCCTTTCTGAAAATTTACGCAAACTTTTAAAATCTTATGATGATTAGTTTTCTTTATTGGCCTCTTGCTATAGGTTATGGGCAAGTGGTAGTTGTATTTTTATTCTTCTTAATTCCGCTTTTGCTGCTAATTCGTGCTATCATCCGCTGGCTTAATCGCCATTAGTATTTTACAGCCGTAATTTACATATGTAAAATGCTGATAGCCAGTCTTTAGCGCATGCGTACTTACCGATGGCCCGGCCGCCTTCGTCTTGAGCCCTCCCGCGGAGCTCGAGACGTTGGCGCGCCGGGCTACTTCTTTTCACTACCCCTACTACTAACGTAGTATTTCGCCGCAACGAAATACGAAGTGTCTCCGATATGCTATGCGTGCGTGCGTGTCTCACGCGTGCGCGCAATAACGCTATCGAAAATAATTGTAAAATAATTACTCTTTTTTTTGTAGTTGTAAAATATTTTTGTATATTTGTGTGTCGGTTCTCGACGATCGTTCTTTGACATGCTGCCCCCCCCTACTCTACTCTCTTCCGGGCAGCATGAAAATCCCTTAAGTCGCTGATGATCAGCGCAATATTGTCATTATGTTAAATTACGGTCGTTATCCGAATATTAATTGATTAATAATCAACCGTTTTTACTTATTAATATACCAGTAGATACCGCCGACAAAGACCGCTCCGCCGGCGATATTGCCCAAAGTCGCGGGAACAAGATTGGCAAGCAGAAAATCGGACACGGTGACCGATGCACCGTGCATCATGCCCAGCGGAATGAAAAACATATTGGCGATGCTGTGTTCATAACCGATTGCCACAAAACACATTATCGGGAAAAACAATCCCAGCAGCCGGCCCGCAACATCGTTGGCGCTCAA